GGAGCTGTGTTGTTTGGCATCTGTGCATTAACCGCTGGAACTTTCCACTCTGTACCTGCAGAAACCTTTGTCAGTACTTCTCCATTAGAACCTAATGAATTTGTTGAATCATATAACTGATTCTGTAGCCTCATGTTACCAGCTACGTGAAGTAGTTGAGAAGGATTAGTCGTTCCAATCCCGACGTTACCGTTAGTGACTAAGAATGTAGAATCAACGGTTGTGTCACCATTTAAATAAGTTGTACCGTTATTGTAAAGGTTAAAGTTTGTATTAACTCCACTAACGCTTAGGTAGTTCGTAGCATATATACCTCCATTTACGTGTAACTTACTACCAGGGTTAGTCGTACCGATCCCGACGTCGCCGTCAGAATCAATAACCATTCTTACTGTAGGAGTTGAAACGCTGCTTACGTTTGTTAAAAAATTAAGTTCACTACTACCATAATCAGCGGCTCCTGTGTTAGTATCTCTTAAGGCTCTAATTATACCAAATGGATTATATGATTCAGTTCCATTAGTTTGTAATTTTATTTCAGAAACATTGCTTGGACCTTGTACCCTAATATTACCGTCTGCTACATGCAACTTGTTTAAAGGACTAGTCGTCCCGATACCGACATTACCTGTGGTCTCTTGTATAAAAAGCCTAGTATCATCTCCGGGATCACCTCCTATTGTTTCTTTTATAGAAAATCCAGCCCCTTCATTTACAAGTATATCAAAAGCTAAATTACTCGAGTCACTATCTTCTAACCTTATTTTAGCTTCGCCACCATTCTTAATATGCAACTGTACTCCACTCGCAACAACATTAGATGTTGTAGAATCTCCAATCATTTGCGCTCCAACAACTCTAACTTGCCCATTCACTTCAAGCATGTTTGAACTAGAAGGAGAAGTTGTATTTATCCCGACGTTACCGCCGTTTAAATAGGAGCTGCCTGTGTTGTTGAGGTAAGTTGTTCTTGCACCACTAGAATTATAAGTCGACAAAGAACCACTACTGTTATCAAAAGCAAATCTTTGACTGCCAGCAGAGTTTCTCATAGTGTAAACCTGGCTATTAAAAACTCTTAAATAATTACCTCCGTAAAAAGCTGTGTTACTGCTTTCCGTCACCTGAACAATACCGCCGACGTGGAGTTTAGTATTAGGGTTAGTAGTTCCAATACCGACGTTACCTGCTGAGGTGATAACCATTCTATTGGCCCCAGCTGTTTCATCATAAAATGCTAGAGAAGTGTTTTCAGAACCTGAAACGCCAGTCCGAATACTATAGTCCTTGGTTCCATTGTAATTTTCTATCCTAATACCTTTGTTAGCCCCGTTGTTAATCTCTCTTGATATAACATGTAGCCTAGATAAAGGACTAGTCGTTCCAATCCCGACGTTGCCGGAAGAATTTATGTGTAATCTAGCGCTAGCCCCAGTATATAATGTATGAGAGGATACATTAGCGGAAGCACCATAAAAAATACCACCACCCGCGTATGCGTCAATAGGTCCTATGTATGTAGTATTACTTCCGTTTATGCCTAGTAATCTAGTTGTTGTTCCAGCGTTATCCTCAGCTCTTAAATACCTAGCATTAGTTGTTAAAGTTAAATTGCCACCAAGACTAATGTCATTACCAAAAGTTGCGTTTCCTCCATCTTGCTGTATATATAATTCAGCTGGATTGTCACTAAGATTTGTTGCTTTTATTGAATCCCTACCAATAAATATTTTTCTAGCATCATCCTCTGTTATTATTGAATTGTTTGTTCCGCTACCTGTTTGGTGAATGTGCAATAAACTGCTAGGACTAATCGTCCCGATCCCGACGTTGCCACTTCCATCTATATTTATGTTAGCAGTAGAAACACCTTGTGTTCTACCAAAAGACCCCTTACCACCTTCTGCTGAAATGTAAACACCAGTGTCATTATCAGCTACAAGTAAGCTTGCTCTATTGACTCTGGCTTTTACGTATAAACCAACTTCTGCTCCACCTTCTTGAAAAATAGATGTTGTACCTGTTAGTCCTGATGTGTTTTCCCCTACTTGTAACTTAACTCCAGGACTAGTAGTCCCGATACCGACGTTACCTGATCCTTTAATAGTCATTCTAGGTCCATAAGAAGTTCCATTAAAACCGCCTAACTGTACACCACTGTAATCTGATATAATGATATTAGCATCTATTCTTGATATTTTAGGTGCTCCCCAAGTTCCATTAACTCCAGCTGAACCTAATAATATACTATTAGCTTTATTTGTTAACTGTATATTTCCGTTGACCTCTAGTTTTTGGCCAGGACTAGTAGTCCCGATACCAACGTTCTTAGATGTATCTATAAAAATAGCATTACCTCCGTTTTGCATGATCTGCATAGAGGTGTTATTATAAGTACCTATATAGCCAGTTGCTCCACCTGCCACCATTCTTATATCACCGCCTCCAGCTTCCGAGACTTTCATAGTTGCGCTACTCTTGGTAATTGTTAAATTACCTGATAATGTACCGCCTGTAAGTGGTAAGTAAGAGCCTCCAGTGCTTGGAGCAAAATTAGATGTAACCCAATTCTCTAAAGCAAATGTCCCTGACTCTTTTGGTAGGGTTAATACATTCCAATCTGTGTCACCAGAAGATATTGTTTCTTGGACTATCGTTGTATCTAAAGGCTCCGCAACAGCAGTGTTGGTAATAGCAAGAGCGCCATGATCAAAAAATGTACCTACAGATTTAATGGATAGTTTATTGAGTAATCCTTCTGTTCCTGAACTGTCGTGAGTAGCAGCAGTGAAATAAGTGTTAATACCTGTTCCCGATATTTTTATATGTCTAGATGCAAGAAACGTGTCACCGTCAACATCTAATTTAGCTTGTGGACTATCCGTCCCGATACCAACTCTATCGTTAGATGTATCTACATATAGAATGTCAGTATCTACCGCGACTGTATTTAAAAATTTAATTGCCATATAGTAATCTTTTTTTTATTACTATCCTATTTTCTGAACTAGTACTTTAATAGAATTAGTAGGTGTTGATGCAAAAGCTACATTTATGTTATTTGCATCTGTTCTAGTAACATCTGAAAATACTGTTTCATAAGTAGTTGCATCATAAAGCTGCACAATGACATCTCTAGTATTTAACGCATGATTAATATCGTCTGTATCTGTAATAGTTGTTTCATACGATGTTGCTGAAATTTTAGTATCTATTAATGCATTGATCTGAGCAGTTAAATCAATAGACTCTAACCCTGTTACGTGACCATAGTCATCAACATCAACATCTTGAACAACATTCAAGTTAGAGTTATTCGTAGAAGCCGTAGATGACGTATCAGCGTGATCAACAGTAATTTCAGTAGCTGATCCATTTAAAGTGAAAGTACCTCCACCTGTTAAAGCATCTCCAGCTGTAATGGTAATTGTATCATCACTTATGTTAGAAGTTAATGCAACTGTACCAGTGGCGTTTGGTAACGTAATTGTTTTATCAGATACTGTAGCATCCTCTGATGTAAGTTTTACCTCAAAAGCATCAACTGTAGTACCTTCGAAAGAAATTGTATTGTTTTCTACAATCTGAATAGACTCATCTAAGTAAGTAGTTGTACCTGTAACAACAAAGTTACCAGGAACAGTAATTGTATCAGAACTATCTCCAATTGACAATGCTCCTCCTTGAGATGTGTTTAATAATGCGTTAGCTGCTGCGGACGCTGTGGTTTGCCCCGTGCCTCCTCTAGCTATAGCTAAAGTACCTGTAGTGTCATCAGCTAGACTAATAGCTCCTAATGTGATTTCTTGACCACTTATAGATAAATAGTCATGCGAAGTTGTGTTTAAAGTAACATTAGCAGCGTTTGTTATTACGAAGTCATATATCTGATCTCCTGTAGCAAGAGCTGTACCTGCATTTGCTACCGCTCCAGTTACAATGCTAAAAACAGGGTTAGGCCCATTTTGATCAGCTACTGTTAACTGTGGTGTTGTACCAGAAGATACGGATTGTATGTCTCCTACTGAAACCCAGCTAGTACCATTATGTATTTTAAGACCCGATGCGCCTCCTGTTGCTGTGTTGTAATAAATTTGTCCTTCAACCCCTGCTGGTTCTGTACCTAACGGGTGAATTACTGCGTTTTGTAATTGATTTTTGTTTAAATCAATATTCGATAAATATTGTGCCATTTTTTTAGTTTAAATACGCCTTCCCGGAGAAGGTTGCTGTAAAGTTAATAGTTAGTTCGTTTGTACTCGTGTATACTATATCGCCTACAACCCAGTTCCCACCAGAATCTACAATAGATACGGTAGGATGTTTCCCCAGATTATGTGTAATTGTCCAGCTTGACGATGCTGAAATTTGATTATGGACGAAATGCAAGTCACCTGTTTTGTTAGGGTCTGCGAAATCGCTGAATATATAATGAGCATCTAGAGCCATTACGCCGTTTGATGCGAGATTTGATAAGGTTACTACATAGAAGTCTTTTTCTGTAGCATGTTCAACCACCGATACCACATGATATGTACCAAAGTTGTTAATATTACCGGCTTCCGCCAATATGACGTCTCCTTTTACGAATAGTTTCAACCAATTTGTGACGTTTTTCCCGCCGCCCGCTGATTTGCTAATCATAAGCTCTGTAACTGAAGCAAATGCAGAGCCTACGCCTCCTCCTGAAGCTAAACTTACTGTTCCTGCGTCTCTACCTTCTGATATATCTGTCTGAAAGAAGAATAATGCTTGATCTGCAACTGCCAATGCGTTCAATTCGTTGAACATTTGCATCACCTCATATAATGAGTAGTTTTTAGTTGCGAAATTCGCTCCAGCAGACGTATCTGTACCAATTACTTTATCTCCTAAACTGGGTTTTGCATCAACGCCGTACGTACTGAGTCTTGCCATGTTATAATATTATGTATCTGTTGAATAATTCGCTCCGCTTTCCTTCTGCGTTCCCTGACCTTCGTTACCACGGTTAGATTTAACAGAAACAAACGCTTGCCTCTTGTGGTCATAGTCTTGACCTTCCGCTTCTGAGGGATTCTCCCTTCTTTTTCGCTGAGCATGTGCCTTCTTAGCTTTCCTTGCAGGGGACATCGCATACGCTTTATCTCTTGCCGCTTTCGCTCTTCTAGCAGTCGGTGAAAGTTGTTGTCTCATACAATGTATGATTACATGTTATTGATTCGTTTTAAAAATGCGACAGTAGCCTACTACTATATTAATATAACTAGCTATTGTCACACTAATAAGTGTAAAAAAAAACTGAAAAAATTTTTTGTGAGATATACAGAAGTAAAGTATTACGCTACGCTATACAATTTTTTTTTCAATTTGCGGAATTGCTTTTATTTTTGCCAGCCCCCCTGCGTTTTTCAGGATCCAGGATCGGGTTTCGGATCGTTTTGCGGACGTACCACGCGGACTATCGGTACTAATTTACATTTTTCTGTATATATATTGGCAATTTTTTGCAAGAGTAATACGATGCCTTTACGATAATATATGTGAATAAAGAATATGAATATTGAATTATGAATTTAGAATATAAATAAATTTGCAAAAGTAATACGAGTGTTCAACGATAATAATAGTGAATATAAATAATAACTTAAATAAATAAATTATGTCAAATCAAGAAATGATTACCAATGCGATTGCACAAATGTCTAATGAAGAGAAAGCATTGATCTTCCCACCTATTGTAAGAAAGAACTTTGTAGTAAGAAAAAGTTGGTTAGGTAGAAATCAAGTAATAACCTTTACTAATAATAAGAAACAAGTATGTACTTATAATCATGATGAGGTATTAAATGCAATGTTACCTAAACTATCAATAATGCCTTGTTGGATCAAGAGAGGTTACTGGTCTCAAAGTACAAACTTACCTTCAAATGTTAGACATCTTGCAACATTTGTTGAAGTAGAAGAGGTTGCTGAATAACCTCTTTTACAAAAGTAATACGAATACATAAAGATAATATAAATGTAAATAAATAAATAAACTATGCAAGTAACTAAAAATGTAATAACAAACGAAATTAACAAACTAAATACAAATCCAGAATACTGGGGAAGTGAAGATAATGTAACAAACGAAAACAACATATTCGATTACTTCTTAAACAATAACATAGTAGATCAAGATTGGTTTGATGACAAACTAAACTACACTAATACTGAAAGATTAACTGAATTACTAAAACAAATATAATATGAAAATATCAGAAGAAACAAAGTTTTTTATAATGGTAGTTGTGATAACTACAATATTTTGGACACTAATAATCTGGGGATTGAAAACATCCACTCCATACATTCCAGTATAACATTATGTATAAAAAAGAGATCATCACCCGACCTGACGGTACTAAGTGTGTACAAATAACACGAGTAAACAAAGAAGAAGTAGTGTTCACTGAAGATCAACTACGAATGCAACGAGCAATAGAAGCTTTCGGTACATCTGCTTAAAAAAACAATACCACTACCACGTAGTGTGTATAGCAACGCGTATAGCATTTTCGGTACTTTCGGTATATAACTAAGTTTAGGTGATTATTCTATTAAAAATTTTGCAAGAGTAATACGTCCACCATACGATAATAATAATGTAAGAAAAATAAATAAATAACTAACTAAATATTACTACTATGAAAACCTCAAAATTCTATTGGAATGAAGAAACCATTGATCACTTCAAATTCATGTCTTCCTACGTTAGTGAAAGTGAAGTAAAACAAGAAATCAAAGACTTTGTAGAAATCAACTGTACTATAGAAGGCGACGAAACTGAAGAAGAACTAGCAAATGATCTATTTAGTGTGATTTAAAGTACCTCACACACTCACAGACACAGTGTAATACCTGTAATACCTTTTTACCCTATAAACAAATAATACCCCCTTAAACTATGCAATTCAGTAAACAAGAAATAAGTGATCTTACTCTATCTATAGAGACATTAATGGAACAATTAAATGATGACTACCAAGACGATAGAGAACCCGAAGTGAGAGTTAGATACTATAGATTGTGGGATTTAAAAGAGAAAATAAATTTGCAAAAGTAATACGATACGGTGTAGATAATAATAATGAATAAAAAATAAAGAATATGATAAGTAATTGTTGCGGTGCAGGACCGAGTTACCTGAGTGATGAAAGATGTGGAGATTGCCTAGAGTGGGCGGAATTTAACGAAGAAGAATAGTATGAAGATAACATGTGATGAAATAAAAGAGATCGCTTATCGCTTAGATGAAATAGTAGGCGACAACTTTCACGACGCTATGTGGAACATTTTAAGCGAACGAGATATTGATTACGACTTTGAAGTAAGTGACGAAGATATACTATTAATTAAAGAACAACTAAAAAGAATATTATGAGTAACATAGAAGATACAGATAGAGTAACTAAAGTAGAACATGTTTGGAGTGAAGAACACGATCGATGGATGTATATAGAGTACAATTGTAGACACAGAATAATAGGTTTGAACTTTATGCAAGGTGATGATTACACTGCGTTCGATAGTCAATGGAGTTGCCGCGATAAAGGTTTAACACAATTCTACGAGAAAATGGTATGGAACTTTCCTATTGAAAGAGCAAGTGTAGATACTAAAGAATTTATAAACAAGTGTATGTGGGCATACTTTGATGCTAACTCTGCGAACGAAGAATATTCTTAATAGATTTACAAACGTAATACGACACACCTAAGATAATATATACGAACTAAATAATAATACTATGCAATTAAATAAAATAATCAACGACACTTATTACTTCACATTAAGCGACAAGCGAGTAGGCGTCGCATATCCTTCCGGATACATAAGAGTAAGTACTAAGTCACAAAGTAAACTACTATACCAGATCAACAAGAAAATCAAAGTAGCCGAACCTACTGAGTGGAATACAACCAACTACAACTACAAGCGAGTGTTAGTTAAAAACCTTGAAGATCGTATCAAAATGTTATTTGAATTTAACCAAAAAAACTGTATATAATATGAACATGCAAATTAAAGTAAACCGAATCGCTAAAGAAATGACACCTAAGATTCACAGTGCATGCGACTGGCAACTAGCCGAAGCGTCACTAGACGGCGACGAATACAATGCTATACACACTGAGCTTATGCACCGAGTAGTAAGTAAAATATACGATCAACTAAACAAGTAAACAACGGCTAGGTATGGTATGCAGTGCGTTTGAAGCAGTAACCGTGGGACATCGAGCTAATTAACGAGGCATTACTACTGACGAGTATGAGGTTCGATTCCTCACTAGTCACTAACTAATTAAATTAAATGATATGAGTAAAATAACTAAAACATTCGAGGACAAAAGTTACAGTTTAAGCACTGGATTCACTAAAGACTTAGGTTTATTCAAAGTAGAAGCAACCGTATGGAGTAACGTTATGGATCGTGAAAAAGTTTATGAGCACGAAATAAGCGATGTCGAAATAGCATACTATATAAACGATCAGTACTGTAGATACCAAGGCTTCAAAGAACTATACGAAAAACTATACGGCGTAAACTCTTTCAAGAAGTTCGAGGAAGATATTACTTATGAATTTAAAGAAGCATACCACGATCAAACAACATTAAAATAAAATTATTATGAAAATACCTGAAACCACTTTTAATTACAGAGGCGTTAAATACGAGTATATTGAATGGCGAACATATAATGACCAATTAGCTAGCGGATACAGATGCAGCGACGAAAGCCTACTAAAGCATAGCCCTACAACATCGTTCGGATCAAGAAATAAAGAAGAAATGCTAGCGAGTATAGATTACTTTCTAGACAATGTAGAAGAACAAATTGAAAAACAAAAACTAACCGACAAAGCTGTACTATCCACAGGATACCAACTTGACTAAATGCTATACACTATGAAACGTTACCTAACTTTTATCATTATAATTATATTCCTATCTAGTTGCACGATCACTAGAACTCATAATAGATGCGGTAAATCAAACAATACTAAAGCTTGGAGATATTAATATGAACTTAAGATACATTAAAAAACTAGTAGAGATACACTCAGGTGTAGATCTAAAATCTAAAAAACGAGACCGAGAGCATTCAGATGCCAGAGCATTATACTACCAGTTAAGCCGCGAATTTACAGAGCACACTTTCAGTGCTATCGGCGCAACAGTCAACAGAGATCACTCAACAGTAGTACACGGTGTAAATAACATATTCATGCACGTTGATCGAGCTATGTACTTGAAATTAAAAATGAATATTGCAGACGTAATACGTACCACTGAAGATAATATTAATGAACAAATAAAAAAAGAACTATATGAAATACTTAATTGATCGACTAACTTCAGAAAACAAAATCAAATTAGATGCCCTTACTGTATTGTATCCTAACATTGCCGAAAATATAGCTAAAGAACTAAGCTCTAAATTATATGTACGCGATGTTAATTACGGCGTCCTATTCGATATGGAACATCACGCAAGAATTAAAGATTCACCCTATGAAATGTTCGAAGAAAGTGAATAATGCTATACACCAGCGTGCAAGCAATAAAGTATTCGCTAAGCTCGCTATGCTAGAGATCGATCGCGATCGTTTAGCTTACGAATTAAAAGAAGAATTAACTGGCCCAATAAGCTTTGAACAACTAGAGCTAATATATAAATCAACACTAACTGAAATCGAAGTATATAAATATATGTCTTCAATAATTGAAAAATCTAATAAATCCGAATAAAATGACGAAACAAGAACTAGAAACAAGAGTACAAGATTTAGAATTAACACTAAATGCAGTAGAATTAAACGCTAAAACCCTTAAAGATGATTTAACAATTGCACAACGATCCTTAGCTAACGTTAATAAACCTATGATTACTAAAGAAACAGTAAATGAACTACGAGAAACTATACAACACGTACTTGACAACTACGATTTCAACAACGGTAGTGATTATGATTATGATTTTGAAATAGGCTACAATAACCAAATTGAGTTAAGCAGCATCGAATTCCAAAACGTAGACGAAATAGCTGAGTCATTATCTTACGAAATCGAAGCGTTATTCAATATCGAAGAAGATGCAGAATAAATCTAAAATCCCACAGCTAATAGTATTAATACTAACCGGCATATTCCTTGCATGGTGCTTTATAACAGTTGGCTGGTATTAATTTGCAAACGTAATACGAAGCACCCACGATAATAAACTTAAATAATATACTTATGAACTTATTAACACAAAACTCTAAACTAAAACAAACATCTAAATCCTTAGGCGTTCGTGTATTCAACTTCGGCATACCTGCTTATAAATCTGCATCAGGTAAAATAACATGCCCATTTGCTGGTGACTGCGTAAAATTCTGCTATGCAAAGAAAGGCGCTTATATCTGGAGCAACGTTAAACCTGCATTTGAAAGACGTTATGAGTTAAGTAAGACTGATGAGTTCATAGGTGCTATGTATAATGAGATAACAAAAAAGCGACCTGATTATGTTCGTGTCCATGATAGCGGTGATTACTATTCCAAAGCATATCTAAATAAGTGGATCGACATCGCTTTATTGTTTCCTGAAGTAAAGTTTTATAGTTATACTAACTCAGTAAAAATGCTTAAAGAAGCTGATCTACCTGATAACTTCGACGTCATCTTCAGCGACTCAGGCAAGCAATCACACTTAATAAATGCTATACACGACCGTCATACCAAGATCTTCAAGTCTGAATCTGACTTAATAGCAGCAAACTACTCTAACGCAAGCAAAATAGACCTACATGCTACAAAGTGGTTCACTAACAATAACAAAGTAGGCTTAGTAATGCATTAATATGGAAGACAACTTAACACTATCAGAGTTCAAAGCTCATCAACGTAAACAAATGAATGAAGCAATAAGAAGTGGCAAGCCTATAAACCTAATAACAGGTTTTGTTGAAAACAGAGGCCACGATCGTACAGCTTTACGCTACAGAGAACGCAAATATAAACTAAGAATTAATAAAAAATAATGAATATATTTTACCTATCAAATTGTCCACAAAAAGCAGCAGAATACCAGTATAATAAACATGTTGTTAAGATGATCCTAGAGACTGCTCAGTTGTTATGTACTGCGCATTATATATTAGATGGCGATAAAGCTATAGTTCCTTACAAACCTACTCATAAAAATCACCCATCTGCGGTATGGGTTAGAGCATCTGCTGAAAACTATATGTGGGCATACGAACATATGATCGCTTTAGGTCAGGAATATACAAAGCGCTACAACAAGCATCACTTAACTATTGCTAAATGCCGCGAAGTGCTATACACCTTGCCTGCCAATATAAGCAGCGACGCATTCACCCAACCTCCGCAGTGTATGCCTGACGAGTATAAAGTTGCTAACGATTCTGTGTCCGCATACTGGAATTATTACGAGCAAGAAAAAAAGTCTGTAAGAAACAGCAACGAAGAAATAATATTAAGACCAATAAATAACCTATAAACCTTTGATTATGAACACATTAACACAAACCATTACCGTAAACTCAACAGCAATAAAGTCAGCACAGTATATAACGGAAGAAAACAGATTGAGATTAAGTTTTAAAAACAATCACGAATATGATTATTTTAATGTACCTTTACACTTGTTTGATGGCTTAGTAGCTGTAGCTTCTAAAGGTCAATATATAAACAAGTACATTATAGGTGAATTTAAATTTAAAAAATACTAATGATCAACGAAGAAGAACTGAACAAGTTAGCTGCAAAAATTGTAAAACTAATATTTGATAAGCAAGAAGAATATGAAAATCAATTTAAGCACGATATAGAGAACATGCTCGAATCCCAAGAAGATTTGTACTTAACATCTATGACCAAGGAAGAAATGGCCTTACAGCGCATAGAAACGTATAAACTAGAGCTAAAACAAAGCTTAGCTATGGAGGATTATGCGCGAGCACAAACTATAACAGATAAAATAGAAGAAATAAAAATAAAATTTAAGCTATGAAAATAAAGTTTATAAGAAAATCCAATCATTTAAGGTATCTAGAACAGACAATAAGTTCCCTTCACAGGGAAATATTTCTAGATTCATTGGAAGGATTCCTTCCTAATAAAAATAAAGTCTCACGATTTAAAAAATATAGTAGAAGACTAAAATTAATCAGGTACTAGTGCGACAATAGCTAGTATTATATAATAGTAAGAGGCTAATGTCACAATTTGAACGAAGAATAGAGTATCTACACAAGCACCAAGTGTGTTACAGACGTGGTCCTGTCAGCGATAAACCGACAGAGGAGCATGTATGGGGTAGTTACTTCGAGAATGGCACTCACCAATGCTATACACTGTTTAATTCTAAAGCTAAAATTACTACTTATAAAAGTTTAAAATGGCATTTATATGTGCTGTGGTATTTAAATCCGCAGTTCGATCAAGATAAATTTAATAAATTTTCTAAATATATATGTGAAAAAAGAAATGGTTTTGTTACATTTACCGTATCAGAGCAATTACTTGAGGGCATGACATACGATGTGTCTCTCATGGATCTAGAGGTTCCACCTCCTAATAAGTCTCGTAAAATCATATTTAATGATTACACTGGACTGACTATGAGACAGAAACTTTCTATTGTAGGCCGTATGGTTGGTAGGCTAAGAATATCCGACTCTGAAATTTATGACGCTATGCTTCTGTTAAATAATGATAATATAAAAATCACTATTTCTAAGCTGGCAGACTCATTACAATGTTCAACAAGAACCATATATAGAAATATGAGTAATGAGCTTAAGAAAGAGAAGGAATTACTTAATCAACAATTATGAAAAAATATAATATAAAGAATTATATACGGTACAAAGATGATCTTGAACGATCTATGCCAGAAGAAAAAGAATATGTAGAATATACTAGAGATGAATTAATAGTTAGATTCATGCCGCTAGTAGAAAATTTAGCTAGGAAGTTTTCCACAGCAGATCAAGCATCAGGAGTATTAGATATAACAGATTTGATACAAGAGGGATGCATGGGATTAATAAGATCTGTAGATAGATTAAACTGGGAGACTTTAAACGATTCTGAGGACATTGAAAAAACTTTGAAGTCGTTTTTAAGCAAAAGAATTAAAGGCTCAATAAGAAGAGCTATAGATGTTAATAGAGGTGACGTAAGGATACCAGAACACAAACTAAATGAAATACGCAAGAATCCTGAGGACGACAAAATGGTATCTTTATTTTTCAACTCTATTTTTACAAGCTATGATGAGTACTATAATGATGAAGAGAATCCTATATTTCAAGTAGAGGATGATTCTAAACCTTATAACATAGCTTTATTGAACACGTACTTACTAGGTCTAATGAGAGAATATTTAAATGAGCAGCAATATGAGGTGTTACGTTTATCATTTGGATTAGACTGTGATAAGATGACAGCGAAGCAAGTCGCTAATAAGTTAAAAATAACTGTATCAACCGCTAATGTTAGAATATCACAAATTAAGAAAGAAGCAATCGACTCTCTTATAGCTAACGTTAAACCCGATCAAGTGATCGACTATTTATAAACCAATAAACCATAATAAATGAAACTAAATGAAAAGCTGGCAACAATCCAGACAAAATTCAAATCGAAGAAGAGTAGATTTAATGCATTCGGAAAGTATAACTTTCGATCTGCTGAAGACATTCTAGAAGCTACTAAGCCTTACTTACTAGAGTTAGGTGTGTCAGTTACTATTAATGAATCTTTAATATCTACAACTGATTTTCCTATAATGGAATCTAAAGCAACTATCACAGATGGTACCGATGCTATACACGCTACGTCTATCGTCGGCGTTGATCTAGCTCAGAAAGGTATGCAAATGCCACAAAAGTTTGGTAGTGCTTCCAGTTATGGAAAAAAATATGCATTAGGTAACTTGTTTTTAATTGATGATACTCAAGATAGCGATGCAGTAAACAAACACGATGCATCTAAACCTAAACTAGAAGGTGCTGCGTTAACAAAAGCTAAAGCCTTTATAAAGTCAGGAGGAAGCGTTGAAGCTATTAAAACAAAGTACCAAATATCTCCAGACGTACTAAAAACATTATGATATCAAAAAAAGAATTAGACAAGCTAAAAGAAGATGAGCATTACTATGGTGAGTTTGGCCAACAGTTCCTAAGTAATTCAAATATTTCTACGCTTCTAAATAACCCTCTATCTCTTAGAGATCCTCAAAAGCAAATCCCAGCGTTTTTGGTTGGTGGTTATTTCCACACTGCTATTCTTGAGCCTGATAAACTCAAGAAATTTAGAATCGTGGAAGCTACTACTAGAAACACTAAAGCTTATCGGGAGATATCAGGAGGAGAGATGTGTTTATTGCAGCATGAGGTTGATCAACTCGAGCTAATGATAGACAAGGTTATGTCTAATGATATCTGCAGAGACTTAATTGTTAATGGAGATGTTGAATACGAGGTTCCTGCGGTTACAGAATTATTTGCTAACAATTGGAAAGGAAAAGCTGATATTGTGAACCATTCACAAAAATTAGTTGTAGATTTGAAGACTACAGCAGATATATCAAAATTCCGATACTCAGCTACCAAGTATAATTATAATAGCCAGGCTTATATATATAGTAAACTATTTGGATATGAGATGGTTTTCGTTGTAATAGACAAAACCACTCATCAAATAGGTATATATGATTGCTCTCCTGAATTCTATGCTAAAGGAGAAGCAAAAGTCAAACAAGCTAGTGAAGCATACGATTTATTTTACAAAAACCCGGATTTCGATCCACAGAATTATTTTATTAATCAAACCCTTTAAAACCAATTAAATTATGGCATCAATTATTAAAGCAAAAATCAATTTAAACGAAATACCTAAAGAGAAGATCTATGTAGGTAAGAAAGGTAAGTATTTACCAATCACAATTACTATTAACGACGAAGTTGACACTTATGGAAACCAAGGACCAGTAGTAGTAGAGCAATCTAAAGAAGAGCGCGATGCTAAAACTGCTAAGGTTTACTTAGGAAATGTACAAGTTGTATGGACAAATGGAGATAATGTAGCTCCAGCGCCTAGAGATGGTCAGCAAGCTCCGGCACAATCATTAACACCTCAAGCTGACGATTTACCATTTTAATTAAATTAAATTTCGCAATTAAATGCAGACAAGAGAGATCAATGGATTTTTGATTGATGAATTCAATCAACATAAGCTTGAAGAAGGAAAGAAGCAGGGTATATGCCCTAACTGTTCCCCTGATAGAAAACCTAAGAATCAGAAGGCTAAATGCGCTTCTTATGATTGGGAACGTGGTCTAGGTACTTGTCACAATTGTAATTCTAGTTTTCAATTGCATTCTTACAAACGTAAGGGCGAGAGTGAAAAGGTTTATGTAAGACCTCAGAACCCTGTTGCTATACACGATGTAGGTACAAAAGTTGAAGACTGGTTTAAAACAAGAGGTATTTCCAAACAGACCCTTGCTGATTTAAAAGTCACTGAGGGTCCTGAATGGATGCCGCAGACCGGTAAGACCGAGAACGTTATTAAGTTTAACTACTTCATGGGTAATAACCTAATCAATGTAAAGTACAGAGATGGTAGAAAAAACTTTAAACTATATAAAGGTGCTGAAAAAGTATTTTATAATATAGATAGTATAATAGGATTTGAATATTGTGTTATTGTAGAAGGTGAAATGGATGTTTTAGCACTTCATGAAGCTGGTATCACAAATGCAATATCCGTACCTAATGGAGCTACTTTAAATAGTAACAATTTAGAATATCTTGATTCTTGTATAGATTACTTTGAAGATAAAGATCGTATAATATTAGCTGTTGATGATGATGAAGCAGGAGTTGCTTTACAAACTGAATTAGTTAGGCGACTAGGATCTGAAGTATGTTATATAGCTTCATTTGATGACTGTAAAGATGCTAATGAATACTTACAAAAGTATGGAACACAAAAACTCACTGAAAGAATCACTGGCGCGAAACCAGTACCTTTGGAAAATGTCACAACATTCAGAGACATTGAAAACGAAATTACTGACTTTGTTGAAAATGGCTTTAAGAAAGGATATCAGGTTGGCTTGCCGAATTTTGATGACATCTTTTCTACTTACACTGGTCAATTCATTACTGTCACAGGTATACCGTCTTCCGGGAAAAGTGATTTTGTCGACCAGATGGTTGTTGGTTATAATAACAACTATGGTTGGAAAACAGCGTTTGCTTCGCCAGAGAATGCACCGACATATTTACATGCTCATAAGTTAATGCGTAAGGTTTGGCAAGGCATGCCAACTAGAGACGATATTGGTTCTGAAAGATGGAATCAAATAGCCGATCATTGCAATAGCAACTTCTTTCATATAGATATGGAGAGATACACTTTAGAATCAGTACTTAAGAAAGGAGCTGAGCTTGTTAAGCGTAAAGGTATTAAATGTTTAGTTATTGACCCATTCAATAAGGTTAGAGATACTGAAACTAAAACAGAGGATGTTAATAGGTACACTATGGAGTACTTAACTAAGATTGAAACTTTCGCTAAGAAATATGACGTGCTGGTATTCGTAGTTGCGCATCCTACTAAAATGTACAAAGGACAAGATGGTAAAATTGAAGAACCTACTATGTACAACATTAAAGGTGGAGGTGAATGGTATGATGCTTCGTATCATGGAATATTGGTTCACAGAGATTACGCTAATAAAACAGTTAAAGCTAAAGTTCTTAAGGTTAAGTTTCAGAACTTAGGGGAGAATGGAGCAGAGGCTCATTTTAAATGGGATCCTAGATCAGGTTGTTTTATACCGCATGAAAACCTAAGTATTAGTAATGATAAAATGCCCTGGGAATAATGGGTAGCGGAACTAAAAGCAAAGGAGGTATAGATATGGGTTCTCCAGGATATGATGAGGATGACTGGAAAGCATATAGATGGTGTGTAAGAAACAATATTGCTATCGCACCAAAAGCATATACTGAAAAAACGTGGAAAATAGATATAATAAACGAAGGAAAAACAAACACAAGCCCAGGAACATTTGGAAAAAACGAAATCTGGCAAGAAATTTTTAAATATTGCAAATATTATTATGACAAACATAGAAAATGAGTACAAAGGATTATTATCAGAAATTCTCAACAGAGGAATGGATAAATCAGATAGAACAGGGACAGGGACGAAGTCTGTCTTCGGTAGAACAATTAGACACGATATGTCATTGGGATTCCCTTTACTTACAGGAAAAAAAATAAGTTTTAATGCGGCAAGAACTGAATTATTATGGATATTGCAAGGGAGAACAGATCTAAAGTATTTAGAAGACAACGGAGTTAAATACTGGAGACCAGATTACGAGCGCTCTGGTAGAACAGATGAAACATTAGGACCAGTGTATGGGAAACAATGGAGAGATTTCGAAGGCGTAGATCAGCTTTATAATTTAGTTAAAGAGATTAAGCACAATCCAGATTCAAGAAGAATTATGATAAGCGCATGGGCTCCACAGCAGATGAATGATATGGCATTGCCTCCTTGTCATTACGCTTTTCAAGTATATGTGAATAATGGTAAAATAGATTTAATGTGGCAACAACGTTCCGCAGATGTATTTTTAGGGTTACCTTACGATATCGCAATGTATGGACTGTTGTTAGAAATGTTGGCTAAAGGAGCTGGATTAAAAGCTGGTGAATTAATTGGTCAACTAGGTGATTGCCATCTTTACAACAACCACTTAGATCAAGCTAAAGTATATAGAGATAGACCTAGGCGAGCATTTCCTAATTTAGAATTAGCTAAAGGTTTATTTATAACAAAAAAGTGTGACACTGTTTATATACCTGAAAAAGATCAAATAAAAATGAATAACTACAACCCTTATGCTGCAATTAAAGCAGAACTAAGCGTTGGTAAATAAATAACAAATATGTATAGCATTTATCACATACCCGGTAAGAAAATAGGGGTAACACGTAATTTAAAAAAAAGAGTAACACAGCAGCAAGGATACTCTGAAAATGAATATGAAGTCTTATATAAAACAGACGATATCAGCAAAGTATCTACTATGGAGCTAGAGCTTCAAAAAAGGTTTGGATACAAAGTAGATAGACAATCTTATAAAAATTTAATCAATAAATCAAGCAAAATGAAATTAAATGTAACAACCCAAACAACAACGTTTCCAATGCCTTTAAAGAAGCTAAAAGGAAATTTAATGGATAACAAAGGTCTTAAGTGGGAAACCTCTGAAGGTAACTTTGAAATTAATAAAGATACTACAGATTGGATTCTTAAAAATGCAATGGTTTCTATGTATAACAACGAGAGATGTTATATATATAATAAAGCATTATCTATGTTTATTAATCCTGAAACAAAACCTAAGGCTGCTAAGAATAAAGAATTAAAGATATTCAAAAAGATTCGTTCATGGGCTGAAGAAAGAGGATTATATGCTAAAGGGGATCCAATCACTCAATATGTTAAGCTACAAGAAGAAGCTGGAGAACTAGCTCAAGCATTACTTAAAGACGATCAACCTGAGGTTATTGATGCTATTGGAGATATGGTAGTTGTTTTAACTAACTTAGCTCATCAAAGAGGTGTTAGTATAGAACAATGTGTATACTCTGCTTATGATGTAATTAGCAAGCGTAAAGGTAAAATGATTAATGGAACATTTGTTAAAGAAACATTGTAATGAATAGTAAAGAAATTAAATTTAGAGACCCTGTTGTTGAAAGAGTAGTAGACAAATTCGTAGGTAGATCTGATGTAGGTTTTAAAAAATACGGCGTAACGCTTGAAGATGATAAATCTAATATGTTTACTTGGATGAATCACTTGCAAGAAGAGCTTATGGATGCTGTTTTATACCTCCAGAAAGCAAAAGAGGCTTATACTGAAGATATGCAAGAAGAACTTCTTAAAGACTCTAAAAAAAATGGGTAAGCCATTCAAACGTAAAAGCGGAAAGAGAGGACCTGTTGTTGCAAAGAAGGTGTCGTACGACGGTATCAACTTTGCTTCTGGGTTGGAGAAGTATATGTACAAAGCTTTGAAAGAAGCTCATATAAAATCTAAGTATGAAGGTGAAACTTTTGTTTTATTAAGCGGTTTTCACTTTGATAACGAAGTTTATGAAAGACAAGGTAATGGCAAAGGGGAATATAAAAATAGAGGTTGTAAAAGAATACTACCTATAAAATATACTCCTGATTTTATTGGTGAAGATTTCATAATAGAAACTAAGGGAAGAGCTAACGAATCTTTCCCTATGAGGTGGAAACTATTTAAACGACTGATAGTCAGTCAGTTTCCGGGTACAACATTATATAAACCACAAAATCAGAAAGAATGCGACGAGACAATAAGGATCATCCTGGAAAAAAGAAGGGGATAGCTCGGCAAAAATACGCTGAACGTCAGATAGACAAGTTCGTTAAATGGAGCTGGGATAATAAAGGTAAGGTCAGATATGTTGATATATTACAATTACATAACCGCTATGGTATAGACTGCCAAGCACAACAAAGAAATAAATGGAAAAAAATAAAGGATGGTCTATTTCGATAGGCTTATACCCTGGTATTTTATTGGGATTTAGATCTTATGAATTGCCAGATGTTACAATGCATGTTGTATATTTACCTTTTGTTGATTTAGTTTTAGAATTAGACCAATGATAGATAAAGAATCAGAAATGAAATTTGAGACTATTGAGTTGTTTTTAAATAATGTTTTAAGTGACATGAAAACTATAAACAAGTCGAACACAAAGGTTCAGCTGCTTGCATATATAAGTGCTTGGGAAAATGAACTACAAACTATTAACTTTATAATACAAGATTAGATGGGATTATTTGATAAAAGAATTGCATACAAGCCTTTTGAGTACCCGGAGTACTACACTGAAGGCTGGCTAAAACAAGCTCAAGCTTTTTGGCTACACACTGAAATATCGATGCAAAGCGATATTAAAGACTGGAACGAGACAATGAATAAAAAAGAAAAAAACTTAGTAGGTAATATACTATTAGGTTTTGCTCAAACTGAATGCGCTGTTTCAGATTATTGGACACAAAAGGTTGTTGGTTGGTTTCCAAAACACGAAATACAGCAAATGGCAATGGTGTTTGGATCACAAGAGACAATACATGCTGTTGCTTATAGTTATTTAAATGAAACTTTAGGTTTAGAAGATTATGAAGCGTTTTTACACGAGCCTGCAACGGCTAAAAGATTTGAAAATTTGGTCGCTTATGAGGGTGATTCTAAAATTGGCATTGCTAAGTCTCTTGCTGTTTTTAGCGCCTTTGCTGAAGGAGTATCTTTGTACTCTGCTTTTGCTGTGTTATATAGTTTTCAGATGCGTAATTTATTAAAAGGTATCGGTCAACAAATGAAATGGTCTGTGCGAGATGAATCTCTTCACAGTAAAATGGGATGTCAGCTGTACCGAGATATGTGTAACGAAGACAATCAGTTAATGCATTTATGTCGAGAAGATATTATAACCGCTGCTAAAGATATGGTTGCTTTAGAAATGGAATATATTGACAAGATGTTTGAGATGGGAGACATAGAAGGTATATCTTCTAATGATTTAAAGCATTTTATAAAGAAAAGAACAAATGAAAAACTTGTGGAATTGGGTTACGTCGACTTGGGTAATTATTTTGCTTATGACGACAAGGCAGCGGCTAACCTTGATTGGTTCTATCATCTTACCGGGGGGGTTACTCATACTGATTTTTTCGCGATCAGGCCGACAGATTATTCTAAAGCTGGCGAAGGAGAAGACTTCGAAGATATTTGGTAAAATAATAACAACAAAAGAAATAGAAGAACAATTATATGAAAGGAATGAAGAGTAGTAGAACAGATCTGTTAGAGAAAAAAATAGAAGCATTAGTTAGAGCGGTTCAACAGTTACTAGATGAAAACGCTTACCTAAAAGACTTGTCGGTAGGAACATTAGAAACAGTAAAATTAATGAACAGCTATGAAGAAGCAATTGAAAAGCTCAAAGAAAAATTGGCTAACGAAACTGGTGAGAGCGAAGAAGTTAACGCCGACAGAAAGATTATCAAGTAGAATAGGTTATATGGGTAGCGGTTTTTTAATCGCTGCTCAATGGACCATACAGCCTGAGCTATACATAATAGGCTTTATACTTGTAGTAGTGCAAACAGCATCAAGAAAACAATGGAACTTAGTTGCTTTAAATATTAATGGGCTAATAGCCTGGATAAATCACTTAATATAATATGTGGAATAATGAATGGATTAAAGGAGAAGATTACCCTGCGTGGGGTGATACGGACGTGTACAAGAAAACAATATCCGGGGGATATTTATATCACGGAGAAAACCCTAGAGAAGCATACCATAGGGTCTCTAAAGCGGTTGCTAATAGATTATATAGACCTGAAATGGCTGAAACTTTTTTCAACTATATTTGGAATGGTTGGTTATGCTTGGCATCTCCTGTACTTAGTAATACTGGTACTGACCGTGGCTTGCCTATTAGTTGTTTCGGTATTGATGTAGCAGATAGCATACAGGACATTGGGCAAAAGAATCTAGAGATGATGCTTCTAGCAAAACATGGAGGTGGCGTTGGTATTGGTATCAATCAAATCAGACCAGCTGGGGCTAGAATAACAGGCAATGGAACATCAGATGGAGTTGTACCTTTTTGTAAAATATATGATTCAACTATACTCGCAACTAATCAAGGCTCAGTAAGAAGAGGAGCGGCTTCTGTTAATATCAATATAGAGCATAAAGACTTTGAAGAGTGGCTCGAGATAAGAGAACCTAAAGGCGATGTAAACAGACAATCACTTAATTTGCATCAATGTGCAGTTGTTGGTGATAAGTTTATGAGAAGACTAGAGCAAGGAGATAAAGAAGCTAGAACAAAATGGAGTAAGCTACTTAGAAAAAGAAAAGCAACAGGTGAACCATATATAATGTTTAAAGGTAATGTTAATAAAAACAACCCGCAAGCATATAAAGAAAATGGTTTAAAAGTACATATGACAAACATATGTTCTGAAATTACATTACACACAGACGAGAACCATAGTTTTGTATGTTGTTTATCGTCATTAAATTTAGCTAAATATGAAGAATGGAAAGACACTAACCTTATACACGACGCCATTTGGTTTCTTGATGGAGTTATGGAGGAATTTATTCAACGCGCAAAAGGCCTTAGAGGATTCGAAAATGCAATTCGCTCTGCACAAAAAGGGAGAGCATTGGGCTTGGGAGTACTCGGATGGCACACGTACCTCCAAGAAAAAGGTATACCTTTCGAGGGTTTATTATCTCAGTTTGAAACTAGGAAAATATTTTCTCAAATTAAAATTGAAAGCGAACGGGCTTCTAGAGCACTTGCTGAGGTTTATGGTGAACCTCTTTGGTGTGTTGGTACTGGTATGCGTAATACCCATCTTAGAGCTATTGCACCTACAGTATCTAATAGTAAATTGTCTGGTAACGTTTCACCGGGTATTGAACCGTGGGCTGCTAATGTCTTTACAGAGCAATCAGCAAAAGGAACCTTTATAAGAAAAAATCCTACATTGGAACAAGTGCTGGAAGATAACAGCTTGAATGTTAGTAGTATATGGAATAAAATATTAGCTGACGGAGGGTCTGTACAAGGTGTAGAAGAACTTGATGATGTTCTTATTGGAGATCATGATATTCCTGCTAAAGAAGTTTTTAGAACCTTTAAAGAAATTAATCAATTAGAGTTGGTTAATCAAGCAGGCTTGAGACAACAATATGTAGATCAATCTGTAAGTTTAAACCTAGCTTTTCCGTCTGAAGCAACGCCTAAATGGTTAAACAAAGTTCACTTTGATGCGTGGAAAAAAGGTATTAAAACTTTATATTACACTAGAACTGAAAGTGTTTTACGTGGAGATATTGCAGCTAATGCAATGAATGAAGATTGTTTAGCTTGTGATGGATAGTAAGCTTATACGTTTACAATATTAAATAAAAGTAAGCATATGTGTTTACTAAAGGCTAAAAGTTATGACTTTTTTATACATACAGTAACTAATCTGTATAAAAAATTGAATAATTCATACATATAAGTATTGTGCTATACACAATAATTAAAGGGGATTCATAACGAGTCCCCTTTTTTTTATTTCTTAATGCAACTTCCTTTAGCACCTTTTACTGTGCCGGGTTTTCTTTTATGTGTTTTCCAACATTTAGCAGGGGATCCTATATGATATCCATTGTTACCTTTAGTTCCTAATCCTTGTGGTCCTGTTCCTTTTGTTCTCATATTATTTATTTGTAAAATTCCACCTAGCGTTGTTTCCTCGAATGTCTACATGTGTAAACGTAGAGTATCGACCCACACCACCTTTTGTTATTAATTCGCTTTTCATTAAATCTTCAACTAAGTCAGCAACTTCTTTCGGGTCTAATCCTTTTACCTGAAGGTCTGCAGCTTTGCCTAGTAAATGCTGAGAGTTTTTTGCCCCACCCACTTTAGCGTTATGAGACTTGCAACGATAAGCGTTTGTTATCTTTATTGGCTTGTCTATTTTTTCTCTTATAACTTGAAGATCTTCAACAAGTTTTAATACATTGTCTTTAACAAAGCTAGGCATAGAACAACCGCAGTTGCATTCAAACTCTTTTAAGCTAAAATTGTTTGTTAATTTCATTTGTTTGATCTTTTTATAGCTTCTTGTATTTGCTCTGGAGATATACTTAATTTAAAAGTTATATCAGCAGCCCACTTACCAATGGGTTTACCGTTTTTGTACATAGTTACAAAAGGGACAGCTCTAACCTTATCTCTAACGCTTTTTGGCTGATCTTCTAAAAACGCTTTTATATGCTTTACGTTTTGTAGTTTAGCTATTGTAGCTGGGTTTCCTGCATTCCACTTGGAATTTATTTCTAGCAGCACGTATTTCTGAGCGCACATACTAGAAGCGAAGGTTAATAAAATTAAAATTAAAATCTTTTTCATGGTTTATTTTTTTTCTATTATCTCATACAATTTCTCGTCAATTTTGTCTAGTTTCTTACTATTTTCTTGTACCTTCTCTTGAGTGTTTATGATAGTTTCTCTAATCAACTGATCTTTAAGATCATACTCTGTTCTAGTCACTTGAGGTTTAGGAAGCTCTTTAGCAATTTGTATATCTTTCTGCAAAGCAAAGTATATACCAGCCACTGAAACTACAAACGATATAATTATTATTAAGGTTTTTACGTCTAGTGTTACCTCAGTGTTTTCAGAAATTTTATTCATTTTTGAATTTTGTTATTTTAGTTTTTGTTGATATAGTTTATTTTTTCCATTCTTTAGTTTTCCATCCGCTTTTCTTCCAAGTTGCAGTAGATCCCCATTTCTTTTTGCCTTTAGCTTTAGTAGTTTCTTGTAAACCTAAATCCCATTGACTGTAACCAAACATTAGCGCTACTTTCTGCCATAATTTTGTTTGATTGTCAGAAGCTACTCTTATGTTATCTGCTTTCTTTATAACTCTATCTAAAGGAATATTAGTTACAGCGGATACTATTTGACCACCTGCATAGTAAGCTGGATTATCTAATCCGAAGCCTGTCATTTTTTCCCTTATTTTTTTATAACTAAAAGCCCTACCTGCACTCATTAATTTTCTAAGCTTAGATGAAACTGGAGGTGACAAGTCAATTGTTCGAATTGCTGCTTGTGTATAATCAGGCCTACCTTTTTCAGATTGCTTTTTTATCTCCATACCTACATTTTTAACAGTAGATACAATAGCTCCTCCAACACCTAGACCTCTTAGTATAGTATCTAGCATACCGTTAGCTATTCTAGATTCTTTAGCGTTAACTGTTTCATCATCTTCATCCGAGAATAACCCAGCGAATAATGCTGTTTGTAAAGCTGAAAATATGATATTTTGTACAGCGGTATAATAAACTATCTTAGATAGATTCGTTTTGAAGTCTCCACGTCTATTCTTGATATCCAGGATTGCTTTTTTAGTCAATCTCATGTATTGCATAGGTGTGTTCGCAAAAGCTAGTATAATACGTCCTAAAGGACTCGCTTGTTGTTGAGATATTCTGTCAGGTCTAGATGACTGCTGAGTTTCTTCTGCAACTTCTTGGAAATCTAAAAAAGCTTTTTGTTCTGCTTCTTTTTTATTTAAACCTTCTTTTATGTATTTGTTAATTCTGTTTCTTATAAATGAAGCACCACCCATTGCAATAGCAAAACTATCCGCCATTTGCGTAGGTAAGAAACCTGCTTTCAATAAAGAAGCTAATACTGCTTTTGATTTGTTTGTAGCACTTTCCGCAGCACTTGCAATATCATCGGCATTTACATCTGTTTTTAATCCGGATCTTCTTTGTTTAAGGAAATCAGAATTAAATAGCATTGCAAAATCACTCCAAAATTGTTTTTGATTAGCGAATGCGGCTGCTGCTTTAACAGGATTATTATCCCCCCAGTTTATAAAGTTAGCGATAGACAATGTCTGCAATAAAGCTGATCTAGTGTTAAAGAACATTATGGTACCAACAGAATCATTAACCCAATTCATAAACGTGTTGGTTAACTTGTTTGATCCACTAGGTCTATTTCTACCAGACTTCATACGGTAAAGCATGTCTTGCAATGCTTCTACATAAGCTTCACCATAAGCAGCTCTAAGTTTGTTTATATTTTCTTTAGAGAAAGCTTCATCTGCATTTGCTTGGTATTCTTGTAAGAATTCAGCACGCTTAGTGGTGTTAACCATATTTATGGCATCTGTTGTAACAGTACCCGCTAACCAATTGTTTTGTGGTTCAGGGTAACCGCCTAATACAGAATCTAATTGCAAAGCAAAATCTTTTAACTTAGGTGATTCATTAATAACTTGTATAAGTTCTTTTTGATCCTTAGCGTCAAGACCTTGTATGTCGTATCCTCTCTTAGCCCATAAGTAGACCCTTACAGCTACATCATTTGTAAAACCTGTTTTATTTGTTTTACCTAAGCCTTTAGGTACATTCTTTATACTTTTCTTTAAAACCTTTACTTGAGCTGCAGCTTGTTGCTTGTATGCTTCAAAGTTAGTTATACCTTTAGCAAAAGGATCGAATAGGTTATCTTTAAACCATTTAGCGTTAGCATCCCCTTCTTTACCTTTACCTAATAACTTATACATCAATCCAGCAAAATCATCAGCAGATGGTGGGATGAAGAATTTCCATTCACCTTTATTCTTACCTAACATTCTACTTTTAGCTTCTGATACTGTAGACTTGCTATCTATATTAGTAGCTCCTTCTATAATATTGTTAAAATCTTTATTAATGCTAGATTGGGATCGCGATGCTTGTACACTAGAAACTGCGTCTATTACATTCTCAATACCCTTAGCTGTTGCTAAAGATTCGTTTTTACCGTTTTCAATGACCTCAAGGTTAGGAAATAATCTAAAGTATACAGTAGTTCCTGACCTAACTGGTCTAAAAACATTGTTTACTTTTGCTTTTAAAACAGGAAAAGATTTGCTTAATCTATTGTTTAAAGAATATATACCTTGTTTACCTATTTCTATTAAATCGACTCCTTTATAAAAATCATTAATAATAGACTCATCACTTATATAGTTTAAATAGCCTGCTTTGTTTTCGGGCATGTAACTTTTTATTGTATCCCAGAATTCTTTGTTTGGTAATTTTAAGTGACCTGATCTAGATACAGTTGCTTTGTTAGCTTTTCCTTCGTTGGCTAAATTAACAGCTTTTATAAAGGATTCAAAGTAAGACACGGCTTTTGACTCCTGTAGGAAATTAGAGAATGTATCGAAATTTTTATCGCTTATTTTTTTAGAAAGCTTATATTGTTCTGTTTTAAAGACTACTTTGCCTTTAATCATTTTAAATAAACCTGAAGAAGCGCTACCTATTTGAGCTTTATTATTTAATTTTACTTCTATTTTATAAGTTTCTTTACCTACAGTTATGGATATATCTCCTTTTTTTGCTGATATTAAATCAACTTTTATGTCAGAACCTGTATACCTATCTACAACAGCTTGTAAAGCTTTTTCATATTTAAAACCGTTATTAGCCGCAACAGCATCTTGGAATTCTTGAAGCATTCCTTCTGATATTATTTCACCGATTATCACATCGTGTAAATCAGGTTTTATATTTAAATTTTTAGATAAATATTCTCTAGCTTTAACGCTTTTTAAGCTACCCTCAGATAATAATGTATATAGTTTTTTAGTTTGAGATTCGGATATATTGAAAGTCTCTAATTTTTTAGTAGTGCTAAATTGTATTATATCGAAACTTTTTTGTTCTCCTTTGTATCTATCTAATTTTGATTGTATATCTTTTAGCTGAGCATCTAATATTATTTTACTTACTGCGTCTACAGAATCTTCAGGAGCTAGCTTTTGAATTTCTTCTAAACTGTTCAGGTTTTCAACAGTAGCGTAATCCGCTATTATTTCATTGATAACAGGCCTTAATATTTCTCTGGCTAACTGTTTTTGTCTTTCTAGTATGGTACTTTTTTTACCGTCCAAGAAATATTGTAGAAAAGTTTTTTGTGTTATTGGAGCTATCTTATATGTAGGGTTTCCTTCAGCTGATAATTCTCTACCTATTCTTTCAATATTAAAAAGTTTATCATAACTTTTCTTAATACTTTTAATAGGTAAAGCTTTCATTATAATATCAAACGATGCTTTATCATTTAAGAAATCAATATAAGCACCTGGTATTTTAGTCTGCCCTTTACTTTCACCAATCGCTCCCCACTTGCTTAATAGTCTTTTGAATAATTTTTTATCAATGAACTCTTCTACCCAGGAAATGCTATACTCTTTTCTATCTGCTTTTTTAATAGCTGATTCAGACAATGTACCTTTTCGGGCTCTCATTCTAAATTCAGCATTGATCTCAGCCGTTAAACCATCAATCAAAGAATCATCCACTACTTCTAACTGGTCAAAAGTTGCTTGCCCTCTTTCTACATTACCACTTCTATCTATAGATTGCTCGTCTTTTGTAGCTGTTATATTTTTAGCGGAATCAACGTCTGACTTTATACCACCTTCTTCTTGAGATTCAATACCTAGCCTTTTAGCTAAGTTGTTTGCTCTTAAATATGATCTACTTACAATAAACTTTTCTAACTCTTGTTTAGTTTTATCATACTCGTTTAGAGTCATGGTTTCAATATCAATTCTCATTGACTGCATGAATTCTTCTCGTGTAACTAACTTTTTAGCATCTGCTGCAATAGGGTCATATAAAGCTTTTGTTCTATTGGTTACAATTCTATCTACTACAGGTTTTATTGCCGCTAGGACTTTGCCTTCTATTCTAGATTGAACAGGTGATTTTATAGGTTCTTTTCCGTATTTTTTAGCTAAAGCCTCGTTTTCCGCAGCTATAGACTTTATCTTCATTATTTGATTAGAAACAGTTTCAGTTGCTTCAGGTGTTAATTGTTTAGACGCTTGGATATTTCCAACTAAACCAACTTCAGATACTTTAGTTTTTTTCTTAACCTCTGCTTTTTTGATAGCTGATATAGCTTTATCACTTACTGATCCAGATTCTTTAATACTAGTATTGTATTCCTTTAAGAAATTGTATACATCTTTACCGTTATCAAAAGAAATATTATCAAATCCTTGACCTTTAAATAACTTAACTATAACATCTCCTAATTTTTCAAAAAGGGTCTTATCGTATGTTATTTCGTTTTTTAATATACCATCGGAGAAGTAGTTAATGTACTCAGTATTCCAGTTTTCTGGGTCCACGTTTGCTTTAAGAGCTTTTTCAACGTAGCTTATCTGCGATTTTGTCATAGACTTTTTAAAATCCTGCACAAATTGACCTTGGGTCTTAGCTCCTCCTACTAAAGCATTCAGTATAGGATGCAGTAATTCATGAGTACCAACAGATACCGCTCCTACTTCTTTAGCTCTTTGTTTGTCTATAAGCATAACACCTTTACCTAAGAATGCTCCATCTGTATCTTTTGAAATCTTTGCAGCATCTTCTAAAGATATACCCATAACTTTAGAAATTTCTGATACATAATCTGTTGTAGCATCAAATACTTGAGGACCATCTTTAAAGTCAAGCTTCTCTGCAGCTTCTGTAGCAGCTTCTGTAAACTTGTTAAAGCTTTTTTCAAATTTATTATCAACTGCTCCTGCTATAGATTTTTGTCTTTGCTCTATAGTAGCATCAACTTCAGAATCCTTGTATTTTTCAGATATGTTGTTTAATAAATCTTCTGTTTGCTTTATTTTGGTTTTATTACCTTCTTTATTACCTTTTAATACCTCAAGCTCTTTCGTTAGCTTTATAGCTTGAGCTCTGTCTGCAACGTCATTAATCCTGCTATCCACTCTTTGATCAGCAGAAATATTCATTCTCCTATTGTCCACTAGCTTTTGTACCGCTGGTGAATTATCTATTTTAATATCGGCTTTGACGTAAGCTTCATCTGACATAATCTTAAGGGCATCGGACATTTCTTTACCGTTCATCTTTTGACCGTTTAAAGAATACTTAGGATTTCCTTTTGCTAATGATTTAGCTAAACTAACACTTGTAAAAGTTTTATCAGCAAAACCTTCAATAAGAGCTTCTTCTAAATTATAATCTTGACCCGCAGCTTTTTGTCCAGCAAATTCTCCTGCAATTCCACCTACTGTTTCTACAGCGGCAGCTGCTGCAGTTTTAGCAACGCCGGTTAAAGCGCTTCTAGCTCCTGTTGATACAGCTTTTTCAACTACACCTCCAACACCTCCTGTCAAACCACCTACAATACCATCTATTGCACCAATAGTTACACCTCTAGCTAAAGCGTTGCTCTTTATATTGTCAAATCGTTTTGTGTCATTTTGTACATTTCTTACATAGTTAAACCTTTGCTCGTCAGACATCTCAGCCCAGTTTAAACCATCTTTAACAGCTTCTTCTTGCAATAACGATGCAGTAGTCATCGCTGTTTCCATAGCTCCTGATAAGCCTCCAAAAAAACCTGATCCTGATCCTATTATAGCGCCTGGAACAGCACCTATTCCTGCAAACAACGCTCCTGTACCTCCTCCTCCAACAGCACCTGCTCCTGCACTTGCAGCAGCTGCACCTAATACCTCTTCGCTTTCTAGAGCTCTACCCATTTGACTCATAGAGCTAACAGTATATTGCAACATAGCTGTAGGGTTGTCCCACCAGCTTAAGAAAAAAGCACTAACTCCATTGTATCCTTCTTTTTTTAATTGAGCTTGTTTTTCAGATAGAGCTATCATTTCGTCTGTTTGCCCTTTTTCTTCTATGTTTCTAGTCTTTTGTAAAAAATTCTTTACCTCTTCATCTGTAGCGTCTTTGCCTTTATATATATCAAAAGCTGCATCCACAGAAGCTCCAGCTTCAGTTCCTTGATCAAAAGCTCTGTATAAATCTCCTATAAAATCGGTTAGCTCATTTTTGCCAAAATAATCTTCTAGCCATATATTTTTTTCCTGAGTACTACTAAAATCACTTGCATCTCTTGGCTCCGAAGAACCATTCGCCGATTTGGATCCCGTACTTTTTTCTGACCCCACATTTGGATCCGCAGCTGCAGAGTCGTTTGTCTTTGCTGGTGTAACTCCCACTAAAGATGAAAAATCATCTATGCTTTTATTGTATCCGTTATTTTTAAATAAACCGTATGAGTCTTTAAGTGCTTCTGAATTAGAGCTAATTAATTCTTTATAGCTTTCTAAATCACCATTATAACCATTGCTAGTAAATAGGTTAAACGAGTCGTTTAATGCTTCTTCGTTCATATTGTATATTATTAATTATATTTAGACATGCTGCCCCCTGAAGAGGTTTGTTGGTTATTTTTTGTTCTTCTTCCTTCGTTTATGAAGTGGCCTTGAGCCTTAGAGCTTAATCCGCTATTTTGTATTATAAACTCATATACTGCTTGAGGATTTTCTAAATTTATATCGATACCAGCTGTTGTTTCAGCTTCACCTTCATAAAATGGGTAATTCCCGTATTCTTTATGAAACTTAGCTAATGAATCTTCATCTTCATCTAAATCGTAGTGCTTTATGTAACTTGAGTAGTGTTCGTCGTGTGTTGCAAATTCAGCTTTTGAACCTGAGTTTAATGTTCTAATTTGTCTAACTAATTCTCGCGGCTCAATAAAACCTTTAGATACTACAGCGTTAGCTATGTTCTGAGCCTTCTCTATTGATGGAGCAGCTGTATTTATTTCATCTCTTAAAGATCCTCCGTAGCCAGATTTCTTAATTGATGTCTTAGGTCTTTTAGCGGCAGCGCCTTGTTTTGAAACGTCTATTAATGATTGCATGTAAGAATCCATTACAACTTGTTTAAGTTGTTCTTCATTTTCAGGATTGAATAAACTAGCATCTTGTATGTTTAAACCTCCGTCGACAATTAAATCATCAGTAGCTAAAGATAAAAGTGTATCTCTACCTCCTTGATTTATTAAGCTCTTAAGTCTGTTTCTAGTCATACCCTCTCTAGCTCCAGTTAAAGCATGCCCAGAATTAAAAACACTTTCATTAAGTTTCATTAAAGCATCCCCTGCTTTGTAATCTTTTAAGAAAGGTTTTTGTATTGATCCGTAATTAGAGTAATCACCTGCTTGCTCATCCCAGAAAGAAAGATTACCTCCCGCTCCTATATTCATCTGGCCAGCGTTAGTATATATGTCTGCAGATTTATTTAAATGACTTATAGGATTACCTTCTGATATCCTGCCTTCATCTTGGTTTTTAAGATACTCTATTCTATCTTTTTTATATTGATCTAGTTGACCTGCTAAATTCTTAAAAGAATTGTTTACGTTGGCCATTTTATCTTTTAACTCCATATACTCAGGAGAAGAAGCATCTTCTATCTTAGCAATAGCACTAGCTGCGTTAGCGTACTCTAGCTTTTGAGCGTGTAAGAAGTTAGTAACAGAAGAGGTTTGCTCAGGTGTTAGCTCCGTTAAATCTAAATTTGAATTTAGGTTATTAATGTAGCCAGCTACTCTGCTTCTAACAGCTTTTTTATTAGCTTTATCTTCAGCAATAACTCTTGCTGATTCAGCTTGTAAGCCTTGAGCTACCTTGTCCACGGTAACTCCCCAAGTTGGTTGAGCACTTTTACGTACAGCCGCCTCGCCTTTTACTAAATTTATATTCATAATTTTATTTTATTTTATAAATTACCCTCGGCCTGTGCTAACCAATCGCCAAATCCAGTTCCTTTACCTAACTTGCCTTCACCCATTGAGCCTAATACTCCACCAGCTATACCGGTAACGCCTCCTACTATAGAAGATGTTGCTGCAGCTTGAGCTTCGTTTGCTGCAGAAAGTCTACCTTGAGCCATACCCATGAGGGTTTCTGTCTTTTCTTGCTGAGCGTCTCTAGAAATTAGTTCTCCTTTTTTCTCGTATAGGTTTAGTCTACCAGCTTCTTGTCTTTCAGCTCTGTTATTAGCTTGCTCTTGTTGAGCTATGCTGCTAGACGCTTGTTGTAAGTTTTGGTTTTGTTGATTAGCCATTGATTGAGCTAAAGCTGCAATTCCAGAGCCGCCTGCAGATTGCTGCATTGAACCCATTATATTAGCCATACCTTGCTGTTGTTGCTCAGCTTGAAACTCAGCAGCCTGCGTATTAACAGTAAGGTCTTCCATGGTATTCTCCATGTTCTTATACACGTTAGAAGTGTCTAAGTTTTCATACTCTAATTTTCTTTTATTGTAATCGGCTTGAGCTTCTTGTTGTTCTTTACGTCTTCTTCCTGATCCTATCAATCCAGAAGCAATCCCGCCAATAGCACCTATTGCTTGTCCTATCATTTGATTAAGTTTTATAAATTATTATTACGTATTATTTACTGCTCTCAAATACCTCAGACCCAACAGAAAACAACTCTGCGTAGTCTTGAGAGTCGTTTCTAAATTGTACCTCAGCGAAGTATCCAACCAGCGAAGTTAAATTAGCTTTGTTATCTTTAGTAAACAATATAAAACTATCATTAGTAGGTCTCACAGTGTTTCCAGATATTTGACATGTAATACTGCTACTTGTAATGCTTGTTATCGCCCCCATTTTTACTAGAACGGTTCCTTTAGCGTCATTAGTATAATAAGCAATGTCTCCAACCTGTACAGAGGTATTTAAGTCGTTATTAAAGTTTAATGTTATAGAATCCATATATATTATTTATTTTATATTCCACAAAGAGTAGCAGGATCACCTATCACTCCATCAGTACCAACTAAAGCAGCAGATCCGCCGTTTACATCAAACTTGTAATAAAGGTTGTTACCATTAAAGATAGTATCTAAAGCAGCTGTAGTATAAGCTACCTTGCCAACACCAAAAGTAGAATGTGTAAAGAACACTTCGTGATTAGTATTACTCAATGCACAAGCTGCTGTTGCATCTGCCGCACTAGTATTACTAATACCTGTAGCTGTTATTACAGGAATTGTTTCTACTGTTATAAAGTTATCAAGATCTAAAGTGTTAGATACATCGCTAGATCCGCTGTTGTTTACCGTTACAGTAAAGCTTATCGTTAATTGTTCAGATTCATTATTTAAAGCAGCAAAGAAAGATGATACAGTGTAATATGTACCTCCGTTGGTGCTTCCGTCTTGAGCGCTAGCTGGTGTGAAATCTGTTATTTCAGGAATAGAAGTTAAAGTAATTTCTTCGCCTTCTGGAACAGTTGCTGACAGTGTTACATAATGCACTTGAGAATTAAGATTAGAATTAGGCACCATGCTAATTACTTCAGTTGCACTAACTGTTACTTCTGAATCTGTAGAAGTTAGATTAAACGATAGATCTACATTAGCTAATTGGCTTATAGTAAAACTAGGGGTTAAAGAACAACCCGAGCTACATATAGTGCTTGAGTTTAAATCACCACTAAGTGTAATAGTATATGTTTCAGAAGCCACGGAGGAAGGAAACACTATAGTTATATCTACAGCACCACTAGCAGGTATTACTCCTGAAGTGTTTAGTATTACAGTTGATCCTGAATTTTGTACATCTAAAGTATAATTAGCTCCTGAGTTACCAGTGAGCGTTATAACTCTGCTTTCACCTCCTATAGGTAATGCTGAAGAATTAATACTGTAAGAATTAACAAGCACCGTAGGTACATATATTTCTATAGCTTCTGCTACAAAATTTATAACATCTCCTGAAACGTTTGAGCTAGGAAATGTATAATCTATTGTAAATGTTGAAGAAACCACATTAGAATGAGCATCGGATGTTGTTGCGTTTGATATATTATAACTATTAGCATTACCTGTAGCCAATGTAGCGGTGGGTAAAGAGTAAAAATACTTACCGGTATCTGCAGTAAATGTTTTTGTCAAAACAGTTGTTGTGTTATTAAAATCACCACTAGCAGTATAAGTGCCATTACCTGTAGGTGTAGCGTTTGATACCGTAGAATTATATACACCGTTAAGCGTTATAGGTATCAAAACAGATGCTCCATTTATACATATAGGTACTTCTAGATTGCTCGAAGGTCCTGATCCAGGTACAAATGTAACTGTCATTATTACATTAAGGCCATCTTGAACAAAAGTTGCTCCAGACACTTCTGCTGGAGTAGGCGTTGATAATGAAAAATCAGAAGCTGTTACAAAATAACCTTTCACAGGCGCTATAGTTATAACTGCATTAGGTATATCCGTACCAGACGCAACCAAATGATTAACGTCTGTTACAGTAAAATTATTTATAGTAGTAGGCATATTATGGTAAATTATTTATATCAGTAAAGCATGATGGACTTACATACACATGCACATTATTTAATGTCATCTCTAAATCTCCAGTTATAGATGTAGCTCTACCAATTCCTTGTACGGAAAAATCGCTTGAATCTATATTGTTATCACTATTCGTATTAAAGAAAGTTTCATCGCCTTTTATATACTGAAACCATTTACCTTCTTTATTTAAGAATTGATCGACTCCTCCTTTTTGCACGTCCGTTTCTATATACTTAGTGTACCATCCTGTTTCGCTTAAGCTAGAAGATGTAGGTATTATGCCTGCACTTTTTACTTCTGCTATAGAAATATCTGTGTAAGTATCATTGCTATACACATATTCTCTTGACTTTGTACCTGAATAGTTTAAAGTATTGTAAGACTTAATACTGTTAGGTTGTTCATTTATTAATAAATTTATAGATGAATCATATTGAACACCATAAAAATTAACTCTAATAGAATCGGCAGTTCCATGTTCCCACAATAAACCTTCTTTAAAAGTATATAACCTATTATTTAAAGATATTAAGCCTTCAACGTTATCAAAGCTCTTTCTAGTTTGCCATCCTTTAACGTCTTCTTTAAATGTTGCGACTGTTGAAGTAGGTGTGTATTCAACCCATTCTCCGTTCACTTTCTTATTAGCTTTTAATTTATTAGCCCAAGTACTGGTTAAACCATTGATACTCAGGTTGTAAGCTTTTTTGTTATCATCATAACCTCCAACCATTGAAGTAGACACAGCTAAGTTGTCCGCAAAGAAGGCGTCCATTCCTACAGAAGATATAGGTGTTAAACCATCTCCTCCACCTCCAGGCATACTAGATAACCTCATAACTGAACCTCTAGCTTTATCTGTGAAATAAGCTCTGAAGCCGTAATTAGCGAAAGACTCTGGGTTCTTACTAATACCGTATTCCCCAGCATAAGATCTTGGTGTGCCTAATACTCTGTTGGAAGCTGTAAGTGAAGCATTCCCTCCCGCACTGTATAATACATCTTTATTAGCAGGTACAGTTAATACCTTATCTTCACAAAAAGCAATTAAGTCCGTGTCTCTAGACCATAGTTTCTGAATAGATCCAAACCTAGGGTTTAAGTCTAATGTTATTTTTTCGCCTTGAATAAATTGATTTAAGTTGTTTACACCTGAAATAGAATTAAATATACCTGAGTATATAAAACCAGTACTTCTTCTTTCTTCTGCGTATGGTTCATCTAATATAGAAGACACTATAGGGCCATTGCCAATTGTAGGTGCATTGAAATCATCTCTAACACGATCTGATTCAACTCCGTTACCAAAAGAAAAACAGTTATGCCATGGTAAATAGTGTGCATCGTTATGATTAGCTATAGGTAATATATTAGATGCTTTATAATAAAGTTCTAATTCAGTAGCTTCAATAGGTTCTGTCTCCCATACACCTGGTATTGTGCTAGTAAAGCTTTTTTCTAAATAAAATGGCGTTAATATTTCCATAGAGTAAGCGCTAGAACCTTTTTGAGCGTTGCCTACTACAGGTGAAAAACCATTTGATGGTGGATCTGAAACTATTTTAGCAGTTATAGACCATCTTTTTCTTTTGTTAGAGCCGTCGTTAAATGATGCTGTTCTAGAACTTTTACGGTAATTACGTATCCTGCTTTTATTGCTAGATGAAGTTATCTCATATACAGTTTCTTGACCATCTTCTTTCCATCTAAATCTAGTACCTGTAGATTCTATTGCGTCTACAAAGTCTTTATACTCACTGTACACAGTTCTACCTACGTTAAAATCAGAACCTTCAGGCCAAATACCTCCGAAAGATATATCTATGTTAAACGTACCATTTGTTTCTGAATAACCGTCTCCTGTTCCTCCAACAATAGCGTAAGCATTGTCAATAAACCAGTTTGCTCCATAATTTTGCCACCAGCTTCTACCTAGATTAGATGCAGCGCTTACATAACCTACTTTTAAAGAAGTATTTATAGCGTATTCATCTGCATTAGCTGTAGTTAATACGTTTGCTTCTAAAGTAGAATCTCTATATAGCTTAACAAAGAACCTTCCCTCAAATTCGGCCTTATTCTCTGTTTTTTTAACAGCCATTTCTATTGATAGCCCTGATGTTACTCTATTTTCATACGTACCATCTGTAGATGTAAAGCTTATGTCTGGTCCAAATCTACCTTGGATAGCTACTCTGTATCTTTCACCTCCGGTTTCTAAAAATGAAGTTGATATTATATCATACCAATTAGACTTATTAGATCCGCCTATTATCCTTACTATTGAATCTGATTGCTTTGATGCATCAAATATAGTACTCTCTTCAAAAGCTGTTTTAGGAATATCTACGTATGAATAATCTTCTAAAGGAAAACCTGTTTCCAAGAAGTTCGTGCTTAAAGCGCCGTAAGACTGTATTTTTTCTTTTATAAATAAAGGAGCTTCATCTGAAATAGCTATAACTTTATACCTTGCTGGTTCAGAAACGAAGTCATTAGTGTCATGTCTCTTTTTTAACTCCAAGAAAGAATCTTCTTTTACTTTATTTCTTTCAGCTGAAGGAAAAGATATCCAGACATTCTGATCATCAGAAGCATACCATCTATCCATTGCTAAGTTATAATAAGGCTGTGAGTTTTCTTTAACGTAAAAAGAAAAATGTGTAAAACCTTCAGGAGGCAAACTTGATATCTGAGCTGATATTCTATTGTAAAAATTAGCTTCTACTTTAGGTAATTTTCTAGCTGCAGATTCCGATGTAAATACCGGAGTTTGTCTACCGTATTTATCATGGTAAACTACACCTACTTGATATGTTCTTTGTGATTTTATAGAAGGGTGAGCAACTCCAGGTATAGTAGCATAAGTAGGATTTGGCTCTATTACAGTATCTATTAAAGGCTTTATAGGTAAGTTTAGATTATTTAACAATGTAAAATTATGTAAATAATTACCAAAAATTAATCTATTTCCGCTAACTTCTAATGATTTAGCTTTTCTAGGTACGTTATCCCATGGTCTTATAAGCTGGTTAGCTGGTATAACAGAACTGATTATCTCTGATTCAATATCAAATTTATCAGCAATCCAAATTTCATCATCTTTTTTAAATGTATCTATCTTGTATACACTATTCTTACCAGATTCTTTATATAATAAATCCACTTCAACAACATCTGCGGGAATATCTGAAGTTATAAATTCTGATATTTGACACTGACGCAGGCTGTTTCTCATACCTAAGTTGTAGCCTTTTAAAGGGTTGTACTCGAATTCTCCAGGTAAAAAAGCTACTGAAGTAAACGGAGAGTAAGAAGAATATTGATTATCTTCATACTTCCATCTATAAGCAAACCTAGGGAATTTAAATTCAAATAAAGGATCATCCTCTTCTAATATTGTATCCCACTGTAAATCACCTGTTTGTACATTTTCAGAAACAGATAATACACTTACAACAGCATAAGGTTGCTCGTTACCTGCTGGGATAGAAGTTATTTGAACTCTAGCTTCGTAGTTTTGAGGGTTTGAATCATCGTCTTCTCCACTTGTAGTTAGCAATAAAGTATCTCCTACTCTAAAAAAAGGTAAAGGAGTTTGTAACCAATTAAGTGTTTTTGATGTTCCTGGCGGATTTGCAATTATTTCCGCAGGATTTCCAGGATCTGCTTGTGTAAAAGTAGCCGAAGTAACATTGCTTACCACAGCAGGGTCACCGTTTGAATCCACAGCTCTAGTGTTAGCTAATGATAACTCTGGAGCGGTTAAAGGATACTTCTTAATTACAGTTAAATCACTTTCCAAAAAATCTCTACCATTGAAAACAGTATGAGTACCGAAATCTATTGATGCTTCTCTCCACTGCTCTATATTTATTAGCTTAGGTTCCGTTTGATCATCAGTCCACATTAATAAGCCTTCTAAAGCACTTATACCAGTTATTAAGTAGTTTGTACTAAAATTTAAAATAGATTGAGCGTCGACCACTATAGGCACTATAACGTCATCTATTTGATCATACTCAGCTATTGCACTGATAGAATCCGAAGCGATGAACCAATATATCTTTTCATTTATATTATCTCTGTGTGTACCTATTACTTTAGGATTAGATAAGTTTGATATAAAATTAGATGTCCATTTCGTTATAACTCCTGTAGTAGGGTTTAAACTTTTATTAGAATTAAGAGTATTGCCTAACACTGTTTGTAATGCACCTACATTAGATCCTTCTGATGTAGAAAGTTCTAGGTTTAACGCATCTCTATATTGTCCATTAGGCACTAATCTTTCATCGAGGTCTTTATTCATTTTCCCCGAATTGAATGTATGTAGTAACTCTGGCATATATTAGTGTTTTATAACCTTAGACTTGTTGCGCATTACTTGAGCAATTTCTTCGATCTTAATATTAGACAATCTTATTTTTGCGTTTCGTTTTGCGGCTGCTCTTTCTCTTTTAACTCTGCTAACTAAATACTCTGGAGTATTAGCTCTTGTAGATAATACAGAATAAGCTATGTGCTTATATAGTGCTTCTTCGGCAAACTTATGAACAACCATTTCCTCATCTGATCCTAAACCATCTGAGATATATTTTAAAGTAACAATTTTTGAAACCATTGATGAGTCAAAAAATATACTTCCTTTTATTTGATCAATGTAAAAAACGCCGTTCTTCTGCATGTTTTCGGGTGTACCACCGAATCTAGCTCCAAAACTTTCTAAAGCTGTTGTATCAGTGTCATCCATATTTTGAGAATCACCTGTTGCCTTTTCAAATCTCTTCTTTGTTTCAGAATCGTTAGCAGTAATTATACTCCCGTTGTTATCAAATAAGTATTCGTAATTACTATCTTGTGTTAACGGTAATGGATTACTTGTTTTAGATGTAGGATATATAATACGCTCTATTCCGCTTCCATCAATCCATGTTAATTTTACGTAGTTAACATAATCTTTAGGTAATATAAAACCTAAGCTAGGTCCTATTTCTATTTCTTGAGATTTTACAGAAGGTAATAAATCAAAACTAAATTCTTGAATTCCTCTCTGTGCATGAAAAGCTACATCAGTTCTTTTAACTTTAGATATAATTTTCTCTTCTCCTACGTAAGAAATCATAAAGTTATTTACAATGTCTTTAATACTGGTAAACTGATAATTTCCGTAATTTTCGTCATTACTATTCCATACACCATCTGGTCCTTCATAGTATTGTTCATCTGTTTGATTTATTAAACCCATATGTTATGCTTTTTCTTGTTGAATTGTTTCCTGCTCTTCGCTGTTAGCTACCTGATAAACTGATAAATCTTTTATAGATATACCAGATAGTTCTAGTATTTTAAATATTAATTCAACCTCTTCAGATGGATGTAATTCAAAATCAGTAGAACCGCTTGAATCGTACAAAGCTTGCCCAAACACCATTTGATACTTCCATTCTACTTTTGCAGGTTTTTTAATGTAGTTAGCGTACACAAGAGAAGTAGATGTAACTTCGTTGCTAGCGTATATTTTTAATCCAGTAGAATTAGATACGTAGATTGGTCTTGTGTTTTTAGGCTTTGTTAATGGCGATGAATTTATATATAAGAATTCGTTCGCGTTAATACGTTCTGCTTCAATGTGCTCAGTAGAGTCCACTCCAAACGCATCTTGTGTAGTGTTTTTGTATACAACTGTACCTAATCTATATAAGTCAGTTGGCTTTATGAAATAATCCCCGGATCTAGTGAAAAGACCTGAGGTTTCAAATATGTTAATTTTTTCATTAAGTAGTGTCAGCATGTCTGAGTACTCAGTGCTGTTACCTGATATCCTACCAAACTGGTTTATATCGTAGAAGTATTGTTCGAATAAATCTTGCTGAGCTTGATTTGCAAACAAGTTAAATTGTTGAGGCGTAATATATCCTCGTTGTTCTTTGTTTAGTATTCCAAGTACTCTTTGGTAAACAGTATCTATACTTACGCTCATATTTTTTATTGTTTATAGTGATTAGGCCACCCTAGAGCAGCCTAACTACTATAGTAATACCTATCTAATTTTCTTTAATATTGCTTTGTAAACTTCCATACCATCATCTGTCTTAAAGAAAGAAGCTAATGCTGAATAAGGATGTTCATCAAAAGGAACAGTCATTAATTTTCTGTTTCCTTCTCCGTACGAAAATGTACGTTGATCTGCTGATAATCTTAACACGCCGGCCTCTACAGCTTTAGCACCTACGTTTCTTAATTGTATTGATTCATCTTCTGCTAGTTCAATAAACAAAACTGGGTTTCTTTTAGCAAAAATCATTAAATCTCTTCTTAGTTCACTTGAAGATAAAGATGTAACTTTTTCACCATACTCAGATCTTAAAATAGCTTCTGCATGATCTACTTCGATATTTTTAGCTGCTGTTAATGCTTCTAATTCTAATTCGATCCAGTCTAATTCATTAACTGATTCTCTTTCCTTATCTAGCTCAGCATATATTTTGCCTCTTAAAGGATGATAAAGAGATAGCAATTGTTGTAACGCTACGTCTTCTTTTTTTACATTAAGTACTCCGTTTCTCATAACGATTCTACCTAAAGTACTTTCTCCTTTTTGCTCATCTACAAATGGAGTTCTTTGGTTAGTGGCATATCTAAGTTCTCTTTGATACCCTAATGCCGGGTCAAAATACAATAAAGGTTTTCTTTGATTGTGTCTTGCAGGAATAGTAAAAATTAAAGGAGACTTACCTGTTGTTAAATAATAAGTTCTATCCTTGTATTCCCATGGTTGGTTTTGCAGGAGCTTTTGGAGCTCTGGTGTTACTGCTTGAGGTGCAACCTCTACTTTGTTTGCTGTAGCTTTTTTAGCCATAATATAATATGATTTAATAATTTGATAAGAGTAATAATTACCCTCGTATATACAACGAGGGTAAGAATTACATTAAGTTAACCTATGATGCGATCTTTTTCAACATCACAAAGTTGTTAGCTCCTTGTACACATAAACATCTTTCTGATAAGAAGTGAACGTTCATTGCGTCTTCGTCGCTTGTATAGTTTCCTCCAACTGATCCAGTGATCCAAGATTTCATCTTTCTGTCATCAGCTTCAGAAGCTCTATAACGTACGTGTAAGAATGGTCTTGAAATATTCTTTCCTAATTGTTGGTCATAAACTGTAGAAGTTCCTGCTGGTACAATAAGTCCTTCAACATCTCCAACTAATCCACGTGTAGTAGCATCGTTTAAGTATTTCCAGTCAGTCTTGTAAAAGTCATAAGAACCTCTTCTGAATCCAGAGAATCCTAAGTTTAAAGCCATATCTTCGTTGTTATCGAATACACCATAAGAAGTTCCACCTGCTCCGTAAGAGTTTTGTGCAGCTAACATGTTGTCGATACCTAAAGCTGAAGCTCTATCTAAGAACATCATGTTCTCTTCAATAGCACCTTGCTTATCTAATTCTTGTAAAATTAAATCGAAATCAGCTAATCCTGCTGCTCCACCGAAGTCTGCATCAGAATACACTAAACCTCTATCATTAAGAGCTGCGAATAACCCGTCAGAACCTTGAATCTCAGATCCACCACCTAATCCAGCAGCTGGAGTGATTGCAGATGCTGCTTTTTCAGCTTCAATCATAGTCATTTCTAATTGATCTTCGAAACGAATTCTAGCTTCGTGCTCAGACTTTAAATACCATAAGTATCCAGAAGTTCCAGCTTCAGTAGCTACTTCAACCCATCCAATTTGAGCGGTATCAGAACCATTCACATTGTATTTATCTCTTAAGATAATTGGCTTGTTGCTAAACTGCTCGAAAGAAGCATCAATAGATGTTCCAGCGTTAGAAGTTCCTTTAGCATACTCAGAACCGTATACAAATACTTTTACGTTTCCAGTTCCAGTAACAGTAATGTCACCAGCATAACCTGCAATAGTAAGAGTTGCAACACCAGCTGCGGTAGCTACTGCTTGTACATAAGCTTTCTCTACTGTTAATCCAGTTGAATCAGCGATAACGATAGTTGCTCCAGGACCGATTAAGTTCTTAGATGCTCCTGCTTGTGCAGGGATAGTAATAGAAGTTGCAGATACAACAGTTACATCATCATAAGCAATGTGTAATCTTCCTTGCTCAGACCAAACTACTTGATCAGATGCCATAGGCATTTCAGCACCTACCATACGTAAAAATCCAGAGATTGTTCTGTTTCCATAACGCTCTACTTCTTTTTCGTATACTTCTGGTAAAAATTGTTGTGTAAAATCTAATTGAGATAATGATAAATAGTTATCATTAAATAATGTTTGTGTTGGACGTGGAGTTAAGTGCGCTAACGCTCCAGCACTCCCTGTAAATGATCCTGCCATAATTGTAATTTAAAATTTATTATTTTTTTGTTTTTATTCCAAACTTAGAAGTAACACCAGGGTTGATCGCTCGTACTTGCCAGCCGTTAGAAGCTTTGACTTCTTCATGAGCACCTCTTGGACTCATATCAATGTTCTTGGCTTTTTGAATACTACTTTTCATTGCGTCGGCTTTACCTTGCTCATAAAAGTGATTTGCAATCGCATCTGTGTTCATAGCTGCGAATAAAGACTTGTGATACCCAGCAGCGTCGCTCATTTCATTCTTATCGTTCAAGAACTTCTTGACAAAATTATTGATGTCGCTCTGTGTGTCTTTCACCTGACCTACATTATTTACTTTGTATCTGAATTTTTTATCTCCGATGTTGAAATCAAAACCTTTGAATTCGTTAGAAAATAATCCTTCCGTTTTACTTTTAAATGTAGATACCTGGTGCTCAGCTATCTTAGTTGCTTCTTCGTTTTCCTTGTTATAACGGTCAAAGAATTCTACCGCTTTTCTTTGTTCTGGATTCAATCTTGAACCAGCTTTAATTTCATTGTAATACTTAGACTTTAAATTATCTAAGTGACTTTTAGCGTTTGCAAGCTCTTCCTTGCGTGCCATTTTCTTTCTACGAATATCTCTTTCGTCATCTACATCTTCATCGAAACTGAAATTATCTTCCATTAAGAAGTCAATTTCATCTCTATCTAAATGAGGTTTTGATGATTCATAGTATTCTCTTAGTAATTGAGTTTCATCTAGTGAAGCATAATCAGTGTTTAATTTCACATAATCTTCTAGAGTACCTCCAGTTTCTTCCATGAACTCAACAACTTTTTGAATGTTATCAGGTAATTGCTGACCTGTTTCGCGTTGTTCTTGAATTGCTTCAGAAACCGTTTCATTCAATTGCTCTACTTGCTCTACTACTTCTTCTTCAGTTATTTCCTCTAAAACTTGCATAGGCTCTTCAGCTTCTACAGGTGTTTCAATAACTTCTTCGCTTGGTTGATCAGGTGTAACAGCTTCAACCTCAGGCTGTTGCTCTACAGGTTCCTGTTCTGTAGCTTTGTTAAATTCAGCTAAATCAACTTTAATAACCCCGTCTTCGAAAGACATAGGTTGTTTTTCTTCGACCTGAGTAGATTCTACTTCAGGTGCTTGTTGTTCTAATTCTTCTGACATGATAAAATATTATATAAATGTTACTATTATTATTACCTAGGCTCAAAGGAACCTAAGTCGAAATTGCCACTAAGAATATCGTTACCAGATGATTCGAAGTTCTTTGGTGGTCCTTGTTTTGCTCTTTGATCAATTAATTCGCTTTGCTGAGATGCTTGTATTTTTGTTCTGTCATCTTTTCTATCTTCTTTTTCGGATAGCTCTTGCTTGCGATTGTTGACATCAGCTCCTTTAAGTTGCATATTCATTTGAAACTCTAGTTGCATCAATTCCTTCTTTAAAGCAGCTTCTTGCATCAGGCGTTGTTCTGCAATTTGAGCTTTAGCTTGTTCTAAGGATATTTTTTGCTGAGTGATTGCTTCTGACTTTTGCACTTCAGCCTGAGCAGCTACTTGTTGAGCTTGAGCATTGGCTTCTGCTTGCGCTTGTATATTTTGTTGTTGTATCTCTTGATCTCTCTTTTGTTTTTCTACTCTTCTTATTTTAAGTAACTGATTAGCTAACTTAATATTCTTAACCTCACGTAAATCAATAGCGTCAGATAAATCAATCAAACCACTCTGAACAGCTCCTTGTATATTGTTTTCTAATACAGCTCTTTGCTCGTCGTCTGGTTGTAACTCTATGAATATACCGAAATCGTATAAATATAAATCACCCATTTCTTCGAGCACTGCTACATTCTGATTACCTAGCTTATGTCTAAATGCTTCTCTTGTTGGCGAGTATTCTAATATGTCAGATATCCTTAATGATAAGCCTTCACATAAATCAGCAGTTAAAAATAAACTACTATCTAATATATGTCTTGTTGCAGTGTTTGAATTAGCTGCTGCAAGTTTTTGAACACCTACTAAAGCTCTAGAATCCGGAGAGCTTCCGTCTCTAGCTTCGTTTAAACCTGTTACATCTCTTATCATTTGCAGATAATAATTGTAATTAGCTATTAGACTTTGTATCTTAGCGCCTCCTGCCCCTGTACTTATTTCTTGGATTGGTATTTTGCCAGGATTCATATCTCCTTCCTGAGTAAAAGATCTACCTAATACAGATCCTGTCTGGAAGAACATGTTAAGCGCTTCTTGAGGATTGTAATTTGTACCATTACCTAAATCAACTTCAGCTAAACCATCCACATCAAGATAAACACCATCCGGCACCATTCTAGACATTATCTGTTGTAGCTTTAAGTGTGTAAGTTGAATCATATCTGCAAACCCAGTTATACGGCTTACAATAGATTCTATTCTACCTTTATACATTCTAGGAGCAACAATACTATAATTCATTTTAACTTTAGTATAATCGCTTTTAGGACGTATCATGTTTGTAGCAATTTCCCACTTTAACATTTTACCACCTAATATTTTTACTCCTTCGTATACTACTTCTAAAGATTGTGATAATTTAGTAATACCGTATTCTTCGTATAATTCTGGCGGTGGATTAAATTGATCATCCTTAGGTATAATTTTAGCAGCTCCTGTTGCTGTTTCTTTTACCTTATATACTTCGTTTGTGTAAGTTTTGTAATTAAAGTATAATACTTGAATAGTATTCTGATCAGTTTCACTTGAGTTAGTGTTAGTTCTATCGTAGAACCCGTTACCTTTATGTGATTGACCAGAGATAGACTTAAGATCGTCTTCTGTTAAATCAGGAAACTCTTTTTTAATTTCATTAATATGTACGGATTTTACTTCCCCAACATAATATATATCATCAAAATAAGGTGACTCAGTGTAAGACCATACTAAATTAACTGGATCTACGTATTCAACCTTAGCTCCTTCTGCTTTGCTAAATGTATTTTTTACAGCAGCAATACCTATAGTAGTTAAATCGTAGTTACATCTTTTCTTAGTTAACTCATATTTATTACCTTCAAGCAAAGTATTAATAGCTTGTTCCTCAGCTAGTTCTACTTGCTGCTTATAACTCAGCTGCATATGTAGGTCTAATTCTTCTTTGTTTTTAGGCAATGCTTCTGGATCGTTTTCAAACAAATTAACACCAAACTCAGCTAAAGCAAATTCGCCTAGCTCTTTTGTTTGCATATCTCTAATAAGAGATTCCATGTACTTCGTTCGTTTGTCTACCCCGTAAGGATCTTGAGAATAAGCTTTTATATCAAATACTCTTTCAGATATACCGTTAACAACAATATCTACAAACTTAGGTATGATAGGAACAGGTTTCCAATCTAAATTAAGATAAGACAAATCACCATTTATAGATAATTCATCTTTGTATTTTTGAATACTTTGCTCACCTCTAGCGTATAAACGTAAGTTATGAAATGATGCTTGATTACTTTTAAACCTTCCATTTCCATTATCGCTATTAAACCATTCGCTTTCAATAGCTCTACCTACGGAAGTTCCGTAATCCATACCCATTTTATCTGCATCGCTAGCAACTTGGCTTGGAAAAGAATTTGTTATAACTGACTCAGCCATATTTTTAATTTTCTATTAATTTTGAAATACCACCAGCATTGGAGTATTTAGCTATTCTTAAATTTACTTTATCTCTTTGTATATCCGCTTTAGGATGATACTTATTTCTATTGCAAGCCATTATAGCTAACCCTGAGCTTATCGCGGCATCAAACTTAGTTCTATTGTTTACATCAAATCCTGCCCAATCATTTAAAGTTTCAGAAAAGTAAAGCGTACCATAAGAACCATCCTCAAGTAACCCTACATAACTATCTATATAACTTTCTATTGCAGCAGCATGAGCTTGTTTAATATCCTCACTCGAGTTAGGCATACCACCTATTTCTTTTTCTGTTACAGATAATTTATTCCAAACCTTATCTGGTCTATTCATAGAGTAACCTCTATATCCTCTTCTTTTAAAATAATATAATAATCTAGGTTTGTTATTCTCTGCTAATATTGGCATACCGTAAAATACACATGCCATCAATACATCTTCAAAAAACATATCAGCGGTTTGAGGTCTAGCTACATATTCTAAAAAGAATGTATTAGCTGGAGCATCTTCCATACTAAACTTAGTTAATCCGTGTAAAGCTCCTTTAGAACCCCTTCCATCAGTTGTGCCTGATATATCATAACTATCACAACCAAAAGCACCCATGTGATCATTACCTGGGTATTTAATACCATTTTTAATAACTTGTCTGTTTTGCAGGTTTTGACCTGGTACCCAAGATATTTTAAATCTTCCATTAGGATTAGGTGTGAATACAACCCTAGTGTCTTTAATACCATTCTCCCATTGAAAACTACCAGTAGTTACTACATTAGTATTACCTAAGTCTTCATTGTAATCTATTTGTTCATATATTTTAGCTAAATTAAATATACTATTTTTAGCTTCATCTCTAAACGCGTGTTCTTCTGAACGTGGAAACTGTCTATAGAATTCATTTAAAGCATCCTGGTCACCTTTTAATCCGTCAACCTCGTTATCCCAGTGTTCAATAACACCAACCTCTATAGCTTCTCCAAATGGACCCACAACATCTTCCTTAGGCGTATTAAATACAGGGTGACC